CGGCGCGGAGCGAGCCAGCGCGGTTTTGAATGGCATCCCGCTGATCCTCGACGATACCAAGCGCGCCAAAAATCCGCAGATTATCGCCGAGACTCTCTATCTGGTGGCCTCCGGCCGCGGCAGAGTGAGGGGCTCGCTCAAGGGCCTGCAAATGTCGAAGACCTGGCACACTGTCTTGATTTCCTCGGGCGAACAACCAGTGACCAGCTTCACGAATGATGGGGGCACAAGAATGCGAACCCTGGAGATCGAGGGCGCCCCCTTCGGCCGCCAGGATGCCGAGACCGGCAAGATCGTTGAGCTATTCAATCTCACGATTATGTCGAACTATGGCCATGCCGGCCGGCGCTTCGTGAGCTGGCTCGCGGAGAATCTCGACCAGCGCGACGAATGGAAACAGGAGATCGGCAGACGAGCCGAGGAATACGTCCGTCAGGCGGCGAGCGAGCGAGCCGGCAGGCTTGCGCTTTATGCCGCCACGATCGCGCAGGCTGCCAGCCTGGCGCATGCCTCGCTCGACCTCCCCTGGGCGTTTGAGGATCCGATTCAAAAGTTATGGGCGGAGATCTCAGGCGAGGCCGAGGACGCAGTCGGCGCTCGGCGCGCGCTTCGCTATTTGCTGAGCTGGGCATGGGCGAACGAGCAACGCTTTATCGGCCGTGAGCAGGAGAATAGCCGGGGCGTCCCAATTGCGCCGGCGGCAGGATGGATAGGGCGATGGGATCGCGAAGAGGATTTCGAATTCATTGGCTTTTACCCTCACCACGTTGAGGACCTTTTGAGAGCCCAGAAATTCAATCCTGAGGCGGTGATGGCCGAATGGCGCGAGAGAGGCTGGCTGAAAGTAAAGGACGACGGCCAGCGGCGCTTTACCTGTGAACATCGACTCCGAGGAGAGGTCAAGCGGGCGCATCTGGTGACCGTGCTCAGGAAGGGAATTGATGAGATCGATGCATAAATGCGCCTTGAAGCGCCCAACACCGCATAACGATTTTTACAAGAGTGGCGACAGTGGCGACATAAAGGCGACACGTGTGGCGACACGCGTTTTATTGACGGCATTGGCTTTAAGTCCTGTTTTTGCGCTTGTCGCCTGTGTCGCCTGTCAAAAAACGTGTCCCTACATGAGGGATTTGATAAAAAATCAGGTACCCGATTTTTTAAATTCCCGCGCGCATGGGACCCGTTTTTTGACAGGCGACACAGGCGACAAGGTATAAAAACAATAGTTATCTATATTAGATAGAGTATTTAAGTTGTCGCCAGTTTTGTCGCCTATTCGTCGCCACACAGGCGACAAAACTTCCGGTAAGTTCCGTAAAAACTAAATGACAGGAAGGAGTACTGAAATGATCGCAACTAACCAGAAAACGAATGAGGAAGAGGGAATGGGCTTCCATCCCGGATTCCCGCCCGGCTTCGACGTGAAGAGGGCGGAGAAGGGATTAGCGCAGACCGATTGCACATGCGGACATTCGCGCGGCAGGCATATAACCGCAATCCATGGCCAGCCACTGAGGAAATGCGCCAGTTCCGGATGTGGATGCAAGGAATTTGAGGAAGAAGCCGTCGCTAAGGCATAGCGCTTTGCCGCCTAGCTCTTTGCTGGCTAGGCGCGAAGACAGGGGGCGCGGGGTTGTGTACCCCTAAATCAATGGCGAGCGATTAAACGCGAAAGGGAACGATATGGAGAACGAGCTGATTCAACAATCCGCCTTCGACTATGAAGCCATTGATCCGGATGCCAGGGCTGTCGTCAAGAATAGGACTGCCGAGATTCACAGCCTGACGCGAATCGCCGCGCAGTCCATCGTGAAGATAGGGCGCAAGCTAGTCGAGGTGAGATCGTTACTCAAAGGGCGATTCGTCTCATGGCTACAAGGGGAATTCCATTGGTCGGAGCGCACGGCATACAACTTCATTTACGTCTACGAGAAGTTCGGAGATGAGCAGGCGATCTCGAACTTCGCGCCCTCGGCGCTATATCTACTCTCGGAGCCCTCGGTTCCAGCAGAGGCGCGCAAGCAGGCTGTGAAAATGGCCGTTGAGGGGGAGACGATTAGCCATAAGAAGGCGAAAAGGCTGGTTACTCATTTCGTTGGCAGAAAGGCGGAGAGTGTTTCGCTCGTGTCGGCGGCCGGGCCCGAGATTAAAGAATCGCCGCATCTCTTTTACGTAAATCGGCTCACGATAGCCATTCACAACGGAGATTTAGACATGAAGCATGATCGGCTGACTTATGCTTTGCATAATCTGGCCGAGCTGATCAAGCGGCGCGTGCCATTGCATCCGCCGAGATAAGAAGAAAAATGAATACCTCACAGCAAAAACCCGAATTCGTTCCAGTCCGTTGCCCCAAATGCAGCGCGACTCTATTTCGTATCAGTCCGACGACCGACACATTCTCGATCGAAATAAAGTGCCGGCGATGCACGCGACGCCGGCGCATGAAGATGCAGCGCCGCCTCGTAAACGTCTACGTCGTCATTCAGATTTCTCTTGAACCGCCTGCGCAGGCTGTCATAGACTCGAATCTTGAAAATCCCGCGCGTTGAGCACGCGCCATATACTTCGCGCCATCGAGCGCCGGCGGTCCTACAAGGATCGTTCGGCGCTTTTTGTTTTTCCGCCGTCATTAATGACGAATGAACGAATGGATTGAACTAGCCAAAAACTATGGATTGCCGGGCCTGATCATTCTCGCGTTCGGCGCGTTTTGGTATTTGAAGGTCTGGCCATTGCTGATCAGGCAGTTGGACGACGCCAAGGTTGAGCGCGAGACGCAAGGGAAGCGATTCGAAGAGCAAGGAAAGCTCTTCACTGAAGCGTTGAAGCTGGAACGGGACGATAACTCGCGCCGCTTCGATGAGCAGGGCAGGCTGTTTATGGAGGCGTTGCGCCGCCAGAACGTCCTGGCGGCCGAAACCCATAAAGAGATCACCGAGGAGCTGCGATCGATTGGGCGCCCGGAACGATCAATCAAAAAGCAGACGAGAAAACGATAAATGATCATTTTCCTCTACAACTTTCTGGCGTTCATCAACGCCGTCTACTTTTTGGGCAACGCTTACTGCGCTTGGAAGATTTACAGGCTCAAGCATCGCTGGGGCATATATGTCTCGATCGCATTCTTCGTGGACGCGCTGGCCGGACTGGCGAGCGTCGTTACGCTCGGCTTCGGCCCGCGTCCTGCGCAAATCGTCTGGTGGTCGATCATCCTGGCGCTGGTCACTCGCCTTGTGGCGGCCGTCGGCGTCGCCGTTACGACCCTTTTCTTCATGGGAATACTCAATGGCGTCGGGAGCTATGCCAAAACTGAAACCAATACGGATAAGTCATGATCGAACTACCGATCACAATCTCAAATCTTGACCGGATCGCCGCCGCGATCGAACAGCTCGTCCTGATCGAGAGCGCCGCGCGATTCACGTTCACAATTTCACTGGGAGACATTTCAAACATGCCAATTTACAAATCAGATCGACCCGATTTCGATTTTCGCGTAACGATCACGGCCGCCGACAGCGAGGGCAATTCGATCCCCGATGCGCCGGTTCCCGAAGGCCATATGCTGACCGTGCTGAGTAGTAATCCTTCGGCCTTCGAGGTCGCGCAGGACCCCGGCGATCCGCGATTCATTCACGCCCACGTCGGCGGCCCGAATCCTGACGGCACGCCGAGCCAGGCGACGGTCAGAGCGAACCTCTTCGATCCGGCGAATAACCTGATCGCGACGGGCGAGGCCTCGGTCACGGTCACAGTCGGAGATCCGACGGCGATCTCGGCAATCACTCTCAATTTACCCGAATGAGCATCTTCATCTCCAATTTTGGCCGCCGGATTGCGGACCTCATCAAGCAGAACCGCGCCCGGCTCATCAAGCTGGCGCTGATCGTGGCGGCAATTCTCGCCGCTACGATCGCGCTATATCTCAGCATCGAGAAGATCCAGTCCTGGCGGTACGAGAAACGCGTCCAGGCGCTCGAAAAGCAATATCAAGCGGCCGACGCCAGGGCGAAAGAGCTGGAGGCGCAGGCGGAGGCGACGCGGCAGGCGATTGATTCAAAGCAAGCCGAAGTCCAATTCCTCGAAGCTCGCGCTCAGGATGCCGAAAAGAAGCTGCAGCAAGTCCGGACAATCGTTCTGCCGCTGAAGGAAACCTATGAACAAGCTCGCAATACCCCTGTCGCTGCTGCTGATACTTCCTGCGCCGACGTTTGCGCAGAGCTCGCAAGACTCGGGCATCCCTGCCAACAATGAATGCCCGGGCCTGGCGCGCGCGTGCTCGGCCGCCGCGAAGGAGTTGAAGGCGGCGAGGGATCTGATCAAAGGATATGAGCAGCAAGTCGCGGCGTCTGATAAGCGGCTGGACCTGGCGCAGAAGGAAGTCGCAAGCCTCAAGCAATTGAACGCGCTCGAAAGCGACCGCGGGAAGCAGCTCGAAGCCGTGATCGCGGCCGAGCGGGAGGCAAAGGCGAATCTGCTCGCGCTCAAGGCCGAGCAGGAGGCGCGGATCGCCCAGCTCGAAAAGAAGCTCAGCAATTCTCGAAAAATAGCGCTGATCGCGGGCGTGGCCGCCGTGGTTGCGATCCTGATCAGCATCAAGAGGTGAACGTTGATGAGCGCGTTCACTGGATTCTGATGGACAGAGCGTTAATGTGAGTGGCGACTCTGACATCAGAATTCGGGCGGGCGGCTTAAGGGGCATAGCTGCCCGCCCTTTAACAAATTGCCCAAAGGAAAACATGAAAAGACTGCTCCTATTTATCGCAATATTCCTCGCCTTCGCTCTTTGCGCTAAGGCGCAAGATACTTTCATCGGCGGCGGCATCGCTCCGGCTTTCACGGCGGCGCACGGGCCGCTCTCCTTCAAGAACTTCAACCCCAATTCCTATCCGATCGGATTCTACGGCGAGGCCGGTCTCGGTCTCGGCCACGGGTTTCAAGTGCGAGCGCTCGGCGAGTATTACAACAAAGCGCTTTATCCCACTCTGTTCAATAACAACCTGTCGAAGAATGAGATTCGGCTCCGGCCCGAGCTTCGTTGGTGGAGAGGGCGGCAGGAAGCGCGATTTCGAGTATTCATAGCGGGTGGGATTGATCTGTATCGCCAGGGCCAGACGGATCAGGACGTTTTCTCGGCGATATTCAATCCGGAGGTCGTCAAATCCGGTCTCAATCCGCTCTTAATCCTAGGCTTGCGAATCAAGCAGCGCCACGAAGTCTATTACACGCAGATATTCAAAGACGATTTCAGCGGTCTCAATGATCGCGGGGTCAACGGCTATCGCCTCGGATATTTCTATTATCACCCCTTGTCTTCGCACATTGACGCGAAGGTGGGGGCGGAGGGCGATTACACGGGCACGACGACTTGCTGTGTAAACGTCGGGCAGGATACTCCTCGGCGTTTTGTTGATGGCGGTAACGTGTTTGTCTTGAAGATCAGGGCCGGTTTTATTTTTAAATAGAGGATTTATGCCAGCTCTAAGCGAAGCCGATCGGGAAGCGATCTGGCAAGAGATCATTTCCAAAAACAGAGAGGGCGAGATTGATTCGCTCAATCATGCCGATCTCCGAGCGGCGATTGACGCCGCGGACGATTGGGTTATCGCCAATGCGGCCTCATTCAATACAGCTCTCCCGCAGCCAGTCCGCGGAATACTGACGGCGGCGCAAAAGGCGCTATTACTGAGCTACGTCGTGCGGCGTCGATGGCTAATGGGAGCGTAATAGCGTAGTCGTGAAGCTTACGAAGGAACAACGCAAACTGCTGGTCGCATGGGCCGCCGAAGGGTTGACTTTCGACGAGATCAATCAACGCGCGGCCCAGCGCGATCCGCCTTTCTATGTTGAGCCGAACCAGCTCAAGCATGTCCGTCGGCAGGCGAAAAAGACATATAGCCAGCTCCGGGAAGAGTTCGAACGCGAAGCGCACAGCGAAGGACTCGCCCGGCGAGCGGTAAGGCTGCGCGAGAAAATGTCGAGGCATGCGCTACTCAATAGAGTGATTGCGGAGCGCGCCGACCATATAGAGATGCAGGATGCGCCGGGCGGCAAGACAGGATTGCTCGCGCTCGACTATAAGGGGAAAGACGCGGATCGCGCCGTTTATAAGCTAGATGCGGCGCTGCTGAAGGAACTTCGGGACCTGGAGCGGGAGATCGCAATCGAGTTGGGCCAATGGACGGAGAAGAAGGAACTGACGGGCGCGGGCGGCGAGCCCTTACTCGATCCGCTCGTCGCAGCTTTGGAAAAGGCCTATGGCAACGGCAAGCAGCAGCCAGATACGACTAATTGAGGATCTCGCAACGGAATGCGCCATAATTGCGCGAGATCTCGGCGCGCCGCGAGACCAGCTCGCCAATTTCTTCCGAGGCCGATATATTCCACAGCCGAAACAACTGCAATTCCATTCAGCATGCAGATTGGCTGATCTGCCCGACGGGCCTGATCAGATTGGATTCGGCGGCGCCCGAGGACCTGGTAAAAGCCATGCGGTCTTCGCTCAGATCGCTCTCGACGATTGCCATCGAGTTTCGAATCTAAAAGTCTTATATATCCGGAAAGTGGCCAAGAACGCGCGGGAACAGTTCGAGGACTTGCGCCGCGGCGTGCTCGGCAGAATGCCGCACGATTACAACCGCCAGGGAGTGATCAGCTTCGGGAACGGCGCGCGCATCGTCATCGGCCACTTCAGAACGGAAGGCGACGTCGACCAGTATTTGGGCCTCGAATATGACGTGATCGTAATTGAAGAGGCGACGACGCTGAGCCTGGCCAAGTACAAAACGCTCAGAGATTCGAATCGCACATCGAAGCCGAACTGGCGGCCGAGGATCTATGCTTCGACGAATCCGGGCAACATTGGCCATGTCTGGTTCAAGGAGAGATTCATCACGCCGGCGCGCAAGCTGCAGGAGACTGACACGCGCTTCATCTTCGCCACGGTCGATGACAATAGATTTGTCGATTCCGGATATACGAAGAAACTCGAAGATAATACCGGCTGGAAGCTGCGCGCATACCGCTTCGGCGATTGGGACATTGCGGCCGGCCAATACTTCTCGACCTGGAATTACGATGAGCATACTTGCGAGCCGTTTGAGATCCCGGCGCACTGGCCAGTATGGGGCGCATTCGACTATGGCTTCACTCATCCGTCGGCGTTCTATCTGATGACTGAGTTCGACGGGACGGTATTCATCGTCAGCGAACATGTCGAAGCGAAAAAGCTACCGAAGGACCACGCGGAGGCCATGGCCCGCATCGCATCGAAGCACGGCCGCGAGATCGCCGAGATTCCAGTCTTCGCCGGCGCGGACGTCTTTGCCAATAAGGGC